GGGACAGTGCTGTCAGGGTGCGGTCGGCGTTGTAGCGGTACGACGGCGAATCCATCCCGCAACCGATGTAGACCGTCTCACCCCACGAAGCGAAGTCGGCGCCTTGCGGGTTGGCGATCGCGTTGGGGCCGACCAGCTGGGTGAACACCCCCGAGTCGGGGGCGGCGTAGATCTTCTGTGCGTTGACCACGAACACCGTCTGTTCGCCGGTCGCCATCGTGTGGACGGTGGCGTTGCGTGGCTCCCACGGCAGCACGTCGGTGATGTCTTCTTCGTTCCACCGCTCCCATCCCCGCCGTGTCGTGAACCCGCTGCGCGGATCGAGGTCGATGTTCGACATGTCCGGCGACTCGTTCTCGGCGAGGGAGAACTGGTCGGTGGCGTAGTTCAAGCCACCGGTGAAGTCGATCAGGTTCTCGGGTTGGAGACGGTTGTTGGCCATCAGACAGCCGGGGGGTTGATGACGTAGGAGGGGACGCTGCCGTACGGCGAACCGCCATGCATCACCAGTGGACGCTGGTGCGACGGTTCCAAGATGGAGTGCAGCTGCTGGGTCAGGTCACGGTTCCAGCGGGCGAGGTAGATGCCTTCCATCACCTCGTCTTCCTCCTTGAGGTAGGCGAGCGACAGAGCGAAGTAGGCAAGGGTGACGTGCAGCCGCGGGTCGAGGTCGGGGAGTGTCGAGGCGGCGTTGTCCCATGTCGGCTGACGGAAGCCACGCACTGTGACGTCGAACGCGGCACCGGCCTGCGGCCACGGCCACAGGTACATCTGGTTGCCCCATATCGAGAAGAACGCTGGGGTGCCGGTGGCGGCAGCGTTCATCGGGGTGAAGTTCTGTTCGGCCAGATGCTGTTCGATCTGCACCAGGGCGTAGCCGTTGGCGGTGGCGGTGACCGCCATGATCGTCGGGATGTTGACGTCGGATGGGATCGTCGTCGACTGGTTGCCGTCGAGAACCGACAGCCCCCACTGCGTCTCATTGCGTGGCCACCGGTTGGAGAACGCCATCGTCCGGTCGAACGCCTCCTGCAGGTAGACGTTGAGGACGTTGTCGGGCAGGTCCCGGTCGTCGACATCCATCTGCGCCCGGCAGTAGTTACGCAACTCCTGAACGTCCATCGTCACCGCCCTTCGGCGAGTAGGCGCTGAGACCCATCGCCATGCGCCCATGGGCGTTGCACAGTCCGTCGTACTTCTTGGTGGCCCACGCGGCACAGGTGTCGTTCGCCCCGTAGCACTTGCCGTACCGCTCGTCGCGGTCGACGTCTTCGCGGATCGCTTCGATCTTGACGAGCGACACCGACGCACCCGGCCTGACCTTGAGGTACGGGGCGGTGGAGAACAGACCGGCGGGCTGCACCGATGCGTCGGTCGACGGCGAGTTCGACAACCCTTTGCCGAACTGGGGGTCGCCGAACGCCTGGCCGAGCACGGCGACGTTCTCGCCGAAACCGACGGCGGTTGCTGTCTTGCGGGTGAAGTCCTTCGTCGGCATCGTTCCTCCGTGCCTGGGTGGGGTGACTGGAAATTCCAGTCACCCCACCAGCATGGATCAGCCGAACGTGGCGCCGGTGATCTTGAACAGGCGCCGACGGTTACGCACCGTCGTGTTGCCGAACGTGGTGATGAACGACACGCGGGCGTCGATCGCGTTCGCCGCCGGGGCGGCAGCAGCCGCACCAGGGTTGGCGTTGGCGGTCGAAGCAACCGAGCCGGACAGGTTGGCGGTGAACGGCGACTGCTTGAAGTTGCGGTCGGAGTGGATCGCCAGACCGATGTACTTCGAGTTGAGGCCGAGCGCCGTACCCGTCGGGCAGTCGGCGTCGTAGTACAGCGGGACGTTCTTGAACATCAGGTTCTGGAACCCGAGGTTCGCCTTCGACGTGTCGGTGTACCGCACCTGCGGGGTGAGGCTCGCCTCGTACGCCGAGTACCACGCAGCCCCGGCGAAGATGGCGTCGACGTGGTCGGAGCCGCTGTCGGACGACAGCATGAACATGTGCCGCAGCACCGTCTCCAACTCGGTGCCGTCGTACGGCGAGGTGAGCGCCGGACCGGGCATGACGATCGCCGCACCCTTCGAGTCGGTGCCGGTGTTCGTCGCCGCGTTCCACGTCGGTGAACGCCACAGGTTCTCGATCGCCGGGGCGGCAGCCGGGGTGATCCCACCGGCAGCAGCGGTCGCGTCGATCAGCGTGGTGAACGGATCCCAGTCGGTGGGCAGCGCCCCCGCCTTGGTGCCGTACAGCATCTTCGACAGGAGGTCCTTCAGCGTCTCCTCGGCCTGCATGACCTTCGCCTCGACGAGGCTGATGATCTGCTCCTTGCCGTTGTTCTGCGCCTCTTCGAGGCCAGAGATGATGATCGTCGCGTACAGCTGACGCCACGGGTACACCGCGGCGGAGATGCCTTGGACGGCGTTCACCTGGATCTGCTGCCACGGGCCGTACGAGTTCGCTTCGCCACCACCGAGGAGGAGCGGCTCAACGATCTGGTAGCCGCCGTCGAGCATGCGGACCCGACCCTTGCTCATCAGGTACTCCAGCAGCGGGCGGCTGTTGAAGATGTTGTCGGTCAACGACTTCCGATAGTTGTTCATCGTCGTCGTGAGGATGTTGTCCCACGTACCGGGGGACGGTGCTACGGACGCGAGCGCCATGGGCTTCGCCTTTCAGGGAAGGGTGCTCAGCCCTCGACTTGATCCCAAGCCGATTCGAGGGCTTCACGGATGGACATGTTCCGATCCGTGTTCAACCGATCCGTCAGACCGTTGCCAGCACCCCGACCTGCACTGACGATCTGCGACGCCTGGGCTTTCGCCTGAGTGCGCTGCTGCGTCGCCGCCTCCTGGGCTGCCTGCTGGGCGCGGTGCGCGGCGAGCGTGGCCTGGAAGCGGTCGTAGGCAATCGTCTTGTAGATCATCGGGAGCATCTCCACCCCCACGTTCATTTGCATGGCCGTGGTGATCGCGGCGCGGACGTCTTCGTCGTTCGCGTTGAACTCGGTTCGCAGTCCTTGGACGGTCCGTTCCAGCTGCTCGTCGACTTCCCGTTGGGCGAGGCGCTGTTCCAGGGCGAGCCTGGCGCTGCGCTCTTCGTGGACCATCTTTTCGAGAGGGTCCGCGAAATCCATCTCCGGCTCGGCTGCGGCTTGCGCCGCACGAGCCTCAGCGAGCGACAACCCGTGCTGCTCAGCCAACAGTTGCAGGGTCATTCGAGGGTTGGCGTTCAGCGCTTGCTGAAGCCTGATCCCGAACTCCGCTTCCCGTCGCTGCTCAGCTAGTGCCTGGGTCTTGCGGGTGTAGTCGGATTCCCGGCTGTATCCCCGCTGGAACTCGCTGTACGGAACTTCGATCTCTTCGCCGTCGACCTTGGTCCGCACCCAGCGGTTGTCAGGGTCTTCGACTTCGAGGTACTGGCGAGCAGGCTCTTCCGAGACTGCCTCGAACTGCTCGGCTTCTCCGGCTTCCCCGACCTCGGGACCGGCGTCGGCCTCCACCCCATCACTGATGGGTGCATCACTCATCGAGAGTTCCTTCCATCGGGCTTGCTCCCGTAACGCTGCGGAGCATACGCCCAATGGCACCTACTGGATAGGACCGCCCGAGCCGAGCAGCTGCATGAGCAGTTCCGGCGGGATGTCTTCGGGCATCGGCTGCTGCTGCGGGGCCATCAGCGGCCCGATGTCGGGTGGCATCGGCATCGGTGCGGGACCACCGAACTGTGGTGCCTGACCGGGCGGCATCGGCATCCCTTCAGGTGGGGGTCCCGGTGGCGGCTGCCCCCCGGGACCACCCATCACCTGGCCGGGCTGTTGCCCTGGCGGCGCCCCGGCATCGGGCGGGGCGACCTCTTGTGGCATCCCTTGGCTGGGATCCGGTTCGGGTGGCGGTGGCACCTGCACCAGCTGGGAGACGTCTTTGATCCCGAAACCTTTCTGCAGGACCTGCATGTACAGGCCGACCGGGTTGGCGACACCCATCTGCAGGAACGGCATCGAGGCGTCGACCAGCTGTAGGGCGGACTGGCGGCGGAACGTTTCGTTCATCGGTTCGGTCGAACCGGCGGCGACGTCGAAGTCGAACTCGCCTTGGATGTAGTCGGCGTCGTAGTTGACCCACGCCTTGCCGGGCATCGTCACGATCCGGGCGACCTGTTCGCCGGTCATGTACTGCTGCATCAGCCCGATGATCCGTTCGCCCAGCTGGGCGAGGACACCTTCGATCTTGGCGAGGCGGTCCTGGGCGCGGGCGTTGGCGGCGTCTTGGATCATCGCCGCTTCGGTGGCGGTGCGCTTGATCGAGGTTTGCCCGGAGCCACGCTGGTAGTCGGAGATGCCACTGACCCGGTCGAGGTCGTTGGAGATCATCGACGACTGGTCGTAGAAGTCGGTGGGGGTGATCACCGCTGGGAGTGGGGCGATGACGTTGCCGGGGTTTCCGTCCGACATGACGGGGATCATCGTGTTGTCGATGTCGGACTCCAACGCCTGGACGCCGTCGCGGTCGAAGGCGTCCTTCTCGTACAGCCACTTGCGCTGGAAGCGCTTGCGGTGGTTCATCATCTGCGTGCGGGTCTGGTTCAGTTCGAGTTGCAGCGACTCGATCTGAGCGACGTCACCGATCGGGTAGAAGGTGTCGGACACCTCGTAGTTGCGGAGCATGACGAACGGGTGACCCATCGCGTAGGGCATCGTCTGCGGCTTGATCAAGAACAGGTTGCTGGCGTCGCTGTTCGACTCGTCGCTGCCGTCGAGGGCGAACGTGCAGACCTTGTGGCGTTTGATGTCGTAGAACTCGATGATCTCGACGAACGACTTCGGCCCCTTGTCCGGTCCACCGTCGCGGCCGTCACCGTCTCCGTCACCGGCCGACCAGCGGGACCACGACTTGCCGGAGACACGGCGGCGGGCGGTCGCCGAGTAGCGGCTGTCGACCTTGACGTCTTGCACCGGGCGCCACACCCGCTGAGCGATCCAGCACATCTCCTTCGGGTGGCGGCAGTCGGGGTCGACGAACATGTCGAAGTTCGAGACACGTTCGAGGAACGGCCGGTCGTCGTTGACGTACATCTCCGACTCGACGTTGCCGGGGACGTCGTCGCGGTCGTCGATGCCTTCCTGGTCGGGGGCGGTCGGGTCGTTCATCGAGTCCGAGTCGTCGGCCTTCTTCTCCTCCGGCGGCTTGGTGAACTTGTAGCCGCACTTGATCCAGCCGTGGCCGGTGATCAGGAAGTCGTTGACCGCCAGGCGGAAGTCCTCCTGGTAGCGGTACGTGCGCCACACGTAGTTGAGGATCTCTTCGGTGACGGTGGCTTGCGGTGCGGTGTCGGGGCGGCGGGCGTTGACGACGAAGCGGGGGTTGTTCACGGCGACTGCCGGGCCGAGCACGTTGATCGTGGAGAACACGAGGTTGACAATCAGCTGGTCGTTCGGTGAGGCAGCGTTGTACTGCTTGCCGCGGTACAGGTCGATGTACCGCTTCCAGTCGTTGTCGTAGCCTTCGCCGGAACGCCACTTCTTGGAGCGCTTCACTTCGTCGCGGACGTACGCCAGGTAGTCGGAGTTCTTCATCGCAGCGGCTCGATCCCTGGGTTGTCCTTCACTTCACCGACGTGTTCGTTGACCCACTCGGCGTTGGTGCGGTCCTTGAAGTTCTGCCGCCCCCACATGTGTCCGCCACCGCGGAAGGTGAAGCCGATGCCGGAGATGTGACACGGGTAGCAGGTGGTGTGCCCCTCGGCGATCCGGCGCTTCTCGCACTCGGGGCAGAGCATCAGGGCTTCACGCCCAGCGCCCAGGCGGTGCCGTTCCAGTAGGCAGAGCCGGTCGGGTCGAGGCCGACGTACTGCCCGGTGGTCCACGCCGCGGTCTGACCGAGCGCCCCGTAGGCGGTCAGTTCGGCGAGGTTGCCGGGGACGTCGCAGCCTGGCGGGGTGAACGAGCCGGGCGACCCGGGGGTGCAGCCGGTCGGGGCCGGGCCGGTGATCACACCAGGTCCGGTGCCGTAGTCGCCCCACACCGGGTGGGGAACAGCGCCGTAGCCGCGGCGGTACCAGCGGCTGTTCTTGCGCTTGTGGGGCTTCTTCGTCGGGCGCTGGATGTCGAGCCGGTAGCTCATCGGGTCCTCCCAGTTTGATCGCGAACGAACTGGTTCCCGATCGGTTCTCGCGGCGTGAGCCTACGACGCGGCGCGATCTTCTGATAGACGCTGTCGCCGTACAGCTGTTTCTCCATCCAGCCCATCGTTCCGGGGCCGGGTTCGCGGTGCGGTTCGAAGTCCTTGAGCCACACGTACTTCAGCATCTGGTTGGCGATCGCCAGGCTGACGGTGCGGTCGTCGAACGGCGAGCCGGTCATCTTCCCGGCGTCGTTACGAACGTACGTTCGTAGCTCGGCGATCGTTTCGGCGTCCTCCAGGATCACCGATCCTTCGCGCAGCGCCATGTTCAGTTCGTCCATCGCCAACGGCTTGGTGATCTGGCTGGTGCGCCAACCGAGGATGTCGGTCGGGATCGACCGCTTGTAGCGGGGCGAGCGCTGCATGTAGAGCGGGTGGTACCTGGCCCGCTGCAACGCCTTCAGAGTGGACAGGCCGTGGTTGTTCGACTCGACTCCGATCAGTGCGTCGTTGTACATGTGGCCGAGCGGGGCGAGTACCTGGCTGCCGAAGATGTCCGGGTCGATGCGCCCGTGCCAGGCAGCGACGACGCGCCCGTCACGCACGTTGATGACGTGGGCGCTGGAGTAGTCGCCGTGCTCCATGCCTTGCGCCGGGTCGGCACCGATCCCGTAGCGGCCGTCGCCACGACAGAACTCCCACACCCGCAACGGCCCGTCGTCCTCGACGACGAACGCTCCGTTGCGGTGCTGAGCGAAGAAGCCACGGGCGATCGGGTCGGAGGTCTTCAACTTGCGCAGCACCTCCAACGAGAACACCGGACGCCCCGACTTGAGGAAGGCGTCGTCGGCGTTCTCCGGGTACTCCTGAGCTAGCTGCCACTCTGGGAGGTCGGCTGCCTTCTCTGCGTACCACGCTTCGCTGCGGCCGTTCGCCGACCACGGATGGAACATCGCCTTGAACCGGTTCGTCCCCGTCGTCGCCCCGACCCACAGCTTGTGGAACAGGTTGCCTTCACCGTTCGCCGTGGACAGGGCGATGACCCGGCCACCGACGTCAGCGATCGGCTCGATCGACGACCACGCCTCCTCGCTGTTCGGCAGGTACGCCAACTCGTCGATCACCGCCAGGTACACCGACTCGCCACGGGCCGGGTCCGAGGCTGACGGCAGCGACTCGATGTACGACTCGTTGGTGAACTCCATCTTCGTCTGCGTGGCGTTCATGATCGGACCGCGCAGCTTCATCCATTCCGGCAGGAACCGGAACGCGTACTTCGACTTGGCCAGCAGCTTGATCGCGTCGCGCTCGGTGCGGGACAACATGATGATCACCCGGTCCGGGTAGCCGAACGTGAGCCACAGGCAGAACACGGCGACGAGGGTGGAGAAGCCCAGCTGCCGGGCCTTGAGCATCAGCGAGTAGCGGCTCTTGATCCACAGTTCGACGGTCTGGTGTTGGGCGTCGAACATCTCGAACTTGATGCGCCCCCGCTCCGGATGCTTGATGTACACGTAGGTCCGACAGAAGTAGTCGAAGCCTTCGAGCAGCTTGCGCTGGTTGGTGGTCTGCGGGAAGCACTTGCGCCACTCGACCTCTTCGAGCAGCTGGTCCCAGGTGATCCGGGATTCGTCGAGCGTGGTCATCAGGCGGGAACGGCGACGATCTGGAGGCGGTTGGTGAACCCGTCAACCCAGATGTCCACGGTTCCGCCGTTGGCTTGCACGGTGCAATAGAACCCGGCGCTCGGTCCGGACGGAAGGAAGAGGCTGACTTCACAGATGCCGGAAGCGGCACCGTTACCGGCGATCTTGAACGTCTGGTACGTGGAGTTGTCGGAGGCGTTGCGCAGCATCATCACAGCGTTGGACGTCGCGGTGAGGCCGGAGACCTCCTGTGTCCAGCGGACGGTGACGAGACGGCGGTACAAGACGCCGGGGATCGTCAGCGCAGTGAACGCGTTGACTTGCTGTCCGGCGGCGATCGTTGCCCGCACCCCGCCCGTCGCCTCGTTGATCGTCGGGACGTTGACGGTGGACCACTTGGTGTTGAAGTCGACGGAGTCGGTCTTGGTCAGCACCTGGTCGGCTGTTCCACCTGCGGGGACGCCGGGGCCGGGGCCACCCACATCGACCCATGCTCCTCCGATACGCGCCTTCAAAACTGGCACTGGGAACTCCTGTTCATACGCTCGTGTCGATCCACAGTTCGATCGACGGGTTGGTGGTGATCGGGTCGCTCGACCCGACCCACACCTCGTCGATCCCGGTCCCGTTGATCCCGGCCGGACCTTGCGCTCCGGTGTCACCCTTGTCGCCCTTGTCGCCCTTGGGGCCTTGCGCGCCGGTGGTGCCGGTCAGCCCGGTGTCACCCTTGACGCCCGGTGTGCCTTGCGCTCCGGTGTCGCCCTTGGGGCCTTGTGCGCCGGTCAGCCCGGAGTCGCCTTTGGGGCCGGTCGCACCGACGTCACCTTGGGGGCCTGCCGGTCCCGTCGGACCGGTCGGACCCATCGGACCTTCCGGACCTGGGGGACCGTACGCCGCAGGCGCATCGGAGTCGATCCACAGTTCGAGGGTCGGGTTGGTGGCGATCGGATCATC